GTTCATGACGGGATAACTCCTGGGGGAAATAGCTTAAGTGGATCTGCATCAACTGCAACAGCTATAGCAGGCGGAGTATCCGGGGACTTATTATATCAAAGCGGTCCAGGTGTTACATCTTTTATAAACATCGGTGCAGCTGATACTGTTTTAACAAGTGATGGATCTACAGCTACATGGGTAAGTTTAGGTACACTAACTGCTGCCGGCGGCGTTAATGCAGATAATATACAAGTTAATACAATCACAGCAGGTGATAGATATCTTGTCCTAACTGATCAAACTGGTGCTTATACTGCCTTGGAAGCTAGCACAGCAACTATCTATAATGAATCTACCGGTTTAACCATTAACAAACAAACAAACGCCGGTGGACATATTATTCCCACTAGTAATGGCACTTACGATTTAGGTTCTTCAAGTAATAGATTTAGAACATTGTATTTGACTAGCTCATCGTTGTATGTAGGTGATACACATTTAACAGGAACAGGAACAACTGGATTATCTGTAAATGGTGTACCTGTAGCTTTAACCAATGCTAGTGGGGATTTAGGAGGTAGAAATCTTGTTCTAACTGGTAACCTTACTGTACAAGGAACAACTACACAGATAGATTCAACTGTAACAAATGTTAGTGATCCTATTTTTTCAATAGGGGGCGGTCCCAGCGGAGCTGCTCCTGCTACGGATGATAATAAAGATCGTGGTTTAGCATTTCAATGGCATAACGGATCAAGCGCAAAGACAGGATTTTTTGGATTTGATGATAGCACAGGATTTTTTACATTTGTTCCAGATGCTACAATAAGTTCGGAAGTTGTTTCAGGTACAAAGGGTGTAATAGACGCTAACTTGGCAGGCGGCGGATCTAATCAATTAATTTATCAGACCGCGGCAAATGCTACAGGCTTTATCACTGCTCCAACTACAACCAGCACATACTTACAATGGGACGGAAGTGGATTTGCATGGGCAAGTAGTGTTGGACCTCAAGGACCAACAGGACCTAGTGGTGCTAACGGAACTATCGGTGTGGATGGTGCAACCGGGCCGCAAGGACCTCAAGGAGTTACCGGGCCCCAAGGACCAACCGGACCAGAAGGACCGCAAGGAGTTACCGGGCCCCAAGGACCAACCGGACCAGAAGGACCGCAAGGCGTAACTGGACCACAAGGACCTCAAGGTGTTACCGGGCCCCAAGGACCAACCGGACCAGAAGGACCGCAAGGCGTAACTGGACCACAAGGACCTCAAGGTGTTACCGGACCACAAGGACCACAAGGTGTTACCGGACCACAAGGACCACAAGGTGATACTGGCCCAACTGGTCCTGTAGGTAATTATGTTCAAAGCGGTACAACTGCCGGATTCGGGTTAAGTGGAAGTGCGACAGGTATCGGATCTACATTTACTGTTACAGCAAATAGCACCAGTGCCAACACTGTTAGTACAATTGTGTATAGAGATGGTAACGGCGATTTTAGTGCTAGATCTGTTACACTGACCGGAGATCTAACTGTTCAAGGAACTACATTTACTGTAAATTCTACTGTAACAAATATTAGCGACCCAATCTTTACCATAGGTGGCGGAGCTGCTGGTGCTGCTCCTAGTACAGATGATAATAAAGATCGTGGTATTGCTTTCCAATGGCATGACGGAAGTGCTGCTAAAGTTGGATTTTTCGGTTATGATGACAGCACAGGTCATCTTACTTTTGTGCCCGACGCAACCATTTCTAATGAAGTGGTTAGCGGAACTGTAGGATCTATCCAAGCATCATTAATAGGAAATGTTACAGGAGTAGCGACAACAGCAACTAATGTTGCAGGTGGGACTGCCAATCAGATAGTGTATCAATCAGGAGTTGGTCAAAGTTCCTTTATTACAGCACCTTCAGCCGCCAGCACATACCTAAGTTGGGATGGATCAGGTTATGCCTGGGCATCGACTGTAGGACCACAAGGTCCTCAGGGACCGCAAGGTGCTACTGGACCACAAGGACCACAAGGACCTAGCGGAGTATCGGGAGCCAGAACATTTTCTGTTACGAATAGCGGAGCTTCCGATTATGTAATAGATGGATCTAACGATCCTACAATAAATTTATTACTAGGTTTTACTTATACCTTTAGTGTAAATGCATCAGGTCATCCATTTTGGATTCAAACAAGTTCTGGAGCATATAACGCTTCTAACGTATACAATACTGGTGTTACAAATAATGGGACAGATAATGGCACAATAACATTTGCTGTACCATATAATGCACCTTCAACATTGTACTATGTTTGTCAGCATCATAGTAATATGGCAGGTACAATTAATATATCTGCTGTAGGACCGCAGGGACCACAAGGTGCCACCGGACCAACTGGGCCTGCTACCTCAATTAATGCTACAGATGATACATCTACAGCATCAGCATTTTATCCGATTTTCTCAGCAGGAACTGGTGCCCAGACACCTAAGATATCTACAACAAAATTTACTTTCCAACCAAGTAACGGTGCATTTAGAATTGAATCGTTAGGTGTAGGTACAGCAGCGTCGGGCACAGCAGGTGAAATTAGAGCTACAAATGAAATTACAGCATACTACTCAGATCGTAGACTAAAAGAAAATGTTGTTGTTATTTCCGATGCTATTAATAAAGTTCAACAATTACATGGTATAACATACACACCGAATGATTTGGCAACTACATTTGGTTATGATAAAAATGTTAAATTGGCAGGATTGTTTGCAGATGAGGTTGAATCTGTATTACCTGAAGCAGTTAAGGCAGCGCCTTTTGACATAAACGAATTTGGTAATAGTAAGTCGGGAGAAAATTACAAAACTGTTCAATATGAAAAGATAGTTCCTCTACTAATTGAAGCCATTAAAGAACAGCAACGACAAATTGCTCAACTTTCAGATGCACTAAATAAGTTGGTCAATAAATAATAGGCCACAAGGGAAAGACTAATGGCAATTTTACCAGGAACTGGATCTGCATTATCGTTTGGAAAAGTTTATTCTGCCTATACCAATGCTTCATATCCTACAGCAGGAGGTACAGGTGTTAAACTTAGTGATACACTAGGTGTAAACTATGGCGGTAAAGCGGCCGGCGCTCAAATTAGTTTTTCAAGTACATTTGGTGGTGCAGTTACCCCTTATAACTATCCATGATAAAGAAAATTGACAAACAAAAACTTAAAATAGATATAGATCATTTACTAACAGTTGCCAAAAAAGGTCCTAGCAAATGGGAACTTGATAATATTATTTGGCATGATAGATCAACTGATCCTAAATGTCTTATAGATTTTTTAACAAGAATTAAAAGTCTAGAGCAACAGAAAGATAAATCTGATTACGATCGACGAGAATATGAAATTCTTATTGAATTGGCCAATGATTTAGATGAAGAAGACTGTCTTGAACTGTTAAGTGACAATGATGAAATAGTCCAACAAAACTTTATAGAAAGTCTAGCAAGGCAAAGTGCTTTAGAAGTCCTAACTAGAGATAGAGTAAGTTTGGAAACTATGAATATTATGTGTAAGCTCAATCCTAGCGATTTTATCTTGACTTCTAAAAGAACACAAGATATAATCAATAGTGTACACGAACTTGTTATACAAGGTGAAACACTAAGCAACGATGTCGCAGGCGCATGAAAAAATCAGTATTTGCCACAAGTAAGTGGTCTCTAAAAAAAAGTAAACTAGCTATATTAATTCCCTGCAGAGATATGCTGCATTCTGCACATGCATTTTCTTTGGTAGAGCTAATGAAACTTAACACTATGAATAATATTGATACGCATGTTGCCATGGATGCTAGTACAATATTATTAACGCAACGAGAAAGGCTAGCATTAGAAGCACAGAAAATCGGCGCAGAATATATGCTTTGGTTGGATAGTGATATGGTGGTTCCTGCTACAACTGCGTTAAGATTAATGGCACACAATGAAGATGTGGTTGTTGCAAATTATGTAAGGCGACAACCACCCTATAAAGGTGTAGCCTACGAAACAATAGGAGATTGGCAAAATCCATTGCCCTATGAACCGCAAGACGAGCTTGTACCTATTGAAGGAATAGGCATGGGCTGTATGCTAATGCGTACCAGTATATTAGATGAAATACCTCAACCATGGTTTGAGTTTGGATGGAGTCCCGAAACTAATGACCATCTCGGTGAAGATATGATATTTTGTCAAAAAATTGCACAGGCAGGGTATACTATTAAAGTTGATACACAACTAAGTATGGAAACACTGCATCTTGGCACCTATGCATTTGGACCAGATTTGTTAAAGTAAATCTAACAATATTTCTATTTTAGTCTTAATAGTTTTGTTGTGAAGACTATTCTTCAAGGCCTGATGTAAAGGCTTTGGCCAATGATCATATTTTGACCAGCAATACCCCATATGCTCTCCATTAAGTGTTGGTATGAATTCATTATCAACCAGTAAGATGTATGTATTGTATTGAAAGTTATGATCGTTGCTGGTAAAAAGTTCTAGGGGTATTATTTTTTTAATACTAGGTGTTTGCCCGACTTCTTCCTGTATTTCTCTAGTTAAACTATCTAATGTAGTAAGATCAGAAGGTTCTTTTTTCCCCCCAACTAGTCCCCAGGTTCCTACTGTTTTAGTTTGTGTTCTTTGAACTAGAAGAAATCTTTTTGTTTCTGTAGATAAAAATAATCCACCATTGCAGATTATTTTGCTTAGAGGATTAGACGCCATAGACTTTTATCGTATATACCTTCGAAACTTTTACTCCAGGAGCCTTCATTCCACTTATACTGAACTCCTGTGTAAGCATTAGTTATATACGTTAAGTCTGTTTCCACAGTAGAATCGAATACAATATTCCACTGGCTTCCGTCCCACTCTATTATATCATTAGCATGTGCTTGAAAATCTGAACTATCTGCATTTTTCCATGCATCTGGCCCGTCATACCCTATTGTGCCATATGCACTATTTTGATTAATATCTTCTAAGATAAGATATCTTATGCCCGCAGTTTTACCAGATGGATTAAATCGTTCTGGATCTATTATTGCATCAACAGTGCCTCTACCAGATATAATAGTATTAGTTGGAACAGTGTCACTATCAATGTTTAAAATCATCCTACTATCGTCTAAAGGATCTAAACTGATATAGGCAACAATTTCATTTCCATCTGCTTTTGATAATCGTATTTGGCTTAGACCTGCTCTAAATGTTCCGGGATACATATCGAGTATTTGTCGCCATGATTTTAATGTGCCAGGAACAGCAAGATCAACTATAGATTGTGAACTTGGATTATTTGCTATAAGAGTTCCTACATTATCTACCACTAATAAATCAAACTCGCCGGGAGTTACAACGACTACTTGATTTTCTGATCCTAAAGATTCTAATACTGCATCAACTTCACTATATTCCGATGCTACTGTGCCCGCAGTATTAGGATATATGTTAGCAAGAATTTTAGTAATAATACCTAACTTCTTAACCTTAACCGGGGGAGTAATCCATATAGGAGTTTCGAACACCATAGTTAATATGTCTATGTCTTGCTCTAACCCTTGTGGAACAGATCTAGTTGTCCATGTTTGACTTTTTATAGTTAATGTGCTAAGACTTGTCCAGTCTATATAGTTGTCAGTAGTTTGAATTTCTAAACTGGGATTAAATAAAACAGATAATTGTTCCCATATTTGTAGTTTTTGGTCAGTATTGGTGCACCAAATATCAGCAGCAAAATCTGCCAAATACGGAACAGGCATTAACCTTTCCACGGTGTAGTTTGCACCTTGTTGATTGATAAGATACTGATTTTCATCTTCATCAAATGCACGTTCGCGAATATGTATTTTACCTACAAAACTAGGATCTTGGACTCGTGGACGATCGTATTGTAAATCTTTAATATAACAGGCAATATAAGGAGCACTGGGAATAGTATTTTCAGTGTTCTTTCTTAGTATCTGGCTCACCATTCTATTCATGTCACCATATAACACTGGAATACGAGTGAGCTGACCTTTAGCATCTTTATAACTAAAGTTACTCATGATACGCATAAACTGTCCTAAGTAACGCTTTACTTGACCGTCGTAAAAATAATCCATCAGTTATCTGCCTTAGGTTTTAATGCTTTGCTTAATGCCTGCTTTTCTGCTACTACTTCTCCTGCTATAGTGGCAGTATTATTATTGTTAATAAATGTAGACTTTTGGTTTTGTCTTACATCAGCACCGGCAAATGAACCTGATGCAGTATCTTGACTACCGAAATTGTTTAAAGTCATACGAACATTATCTTCATATTTGATCCAGCGTTTACCGTAGTATCTAAATAGTCTATTTGGTAGATAATCTGTGCGAAGAAAAAACTGACCATTTGTGGGATGACTGGGAAACGTTATACCAAACGCAAAAGCAGATCCATTTGGAGGTGATCCGTCACCCGTAAGATAACCTGCTTTAACATAGATATTATCTTTTGGTGTATTAAGGACTACGCTGGCATCCTGTATTGCCTGATCAAGACTGGCTAACACATTTTCTTGACTTGCGTCTGCGGTGTCTACCAACCCTGTATCCTCTGTGGTAGGAATGACAAAATAATGTTTCGTGTTATACCCACTTAACGGCGCATCTAAATCAGCCTGCGCTATGACCTGGTCATTTATCTCAATACTCTTTTGATATGAACTTAGTAAATCTCTCAATGTCGAACCATCACCTGCACCACTATCAGCATCTAATATCTCTTTAAACTCTTGACTATCAACTAATGGCACACATTTGCAGCGTATGAGATGAGGATACCATGTTTGACTAAACCCATTAGTAGGTCTTGTAACATCTTGTATAACATAAAATCTTTTTAGAGCAACTAAACTATCGTCTAAAGCATATTCATCTTTAAGATGGGGCAATTCTATTACATCACCTGCCATTAACTTTCTTTGAATTTTATCCACAGTATCACGTAGATGAAAATGAATTAATATCGTATCATTTTGTAAGAACAGACCAAATTGACTTAGGTTAAAGTCGAGGTCTTGCATTGTATAAATGCCACGAACAACATAAACATCTGGATCATACTTTCTGTCCCTATTTTCCATAAGGATTAAATCTTGTATGCCCAACTCAGGTATTGCGTTGGTATTAGTAGGATTAGCAGGACTACTGTCACCTTCTAAGGGGTCTACTGGTCCTAAATACTTATGAACAAATACATCAGTCCCGCCTATCTGGAACTGTTCATTTATTACCCTATCTAAAAATCTAAAATCGGGACCTTTTTCTGGTTTATATAGGCTTAGCCTTGGCATATTATACTGGTATAAGGCATTTGACAAACTTTAAAGTATTGTCAGCACTTACGCCTATTCCTTGAAAAGTAAGTGTGCCGGTGGCTATGGTTGCAGTAAACGAAATTCTGCTCGAAGCACCTGTAAAGTTTTCTCCAAATACGCTTATATAAGGATTAGTTCCATCATGAACAACATTTACATCGCAGGTTTGATATTCTGAATTTATATTATCTGTAAGGGTAACTGTATATTTTGCAGATCTGTATGAAGATGTAGACCAAGAATCTAAAGTGGTTGCACTATTTGTTACTGTGCTAATTGTGGTAACAAGGTTGTCAAAATCTGCTCTAAGTAATTCAATACCGCCTGCTGTTAGACCATCTTGCAATCTAAGAGTTTTAAGTGTGGTGTCAAAAAATAATTCTCCATTAGCACCTGTGGCGTTGACGAGTTGATTTGAAGTTCCTCTTCTGAATTGAACTGTAGTGGGCATTTTAAATCCTTGCTAGCTATCCTTTATTTATGGCTAAATACCACTATGACCGATACAGAAAATGAACGACAAAAAGTAGTAGAATATTGCAAAGCCATGCTAGGTTCAGGCATGGTTGATGTAGAGCTCGATCCTATTCATTATGATACAGCTATAAATCGTTCACTGGCTAAATTTCGTCAGCGTAGTTCTAATGCTGTTGAAGAAAGTTTTGGATTTATCACTGTAACAACAGATAATAATGATTATATATTGCCTAAAGAAGTTGAAAATGTTAGGCAACTTTTCCGCCGTTCCATAGGAAGCCGCACAGGTGGCGGTGATGGTGGTACGCTCTTTGAACCCTTTAATCTTGCTTACAGTAACACTTATCTTCTAAGTTCTACGCATATGGGCGGGCTAGCCACATACTATGCCTTTGCCAGTTATCAAAAACTTGTTGGTAAAATATTTGGTAGCGAAATAAACTTTACTTTTAATAAAACAACAAAATTATTGACCATAATGCAACGTCCTAGAACTAATGAAGAATTATTAGTTTGGATGTATAACTATCGCCCAGACTTTAATCTATTGCAGGATACTATGGCAGGGCAATGGTTAAAAGATTATGCACTGGCAAACTGTAAGGTCATGTTAGGGGAAGCAAGGGAAAAGTTTGGAACTATTGCTAGTCCACAAGGTGGAACACAACTTAACGGAACTGCTCTAAAATCTGAAGGCAAAGCAGAGATGGAAGTATTAGAGCAAGACCTAATCAACTACAAAGAAGGATCTACCCCTCTTACTTTTGTTATTGGCTAATAAAAATATTGACATAATACTGCAAACATTATAAATTATATTACCTAAGGGGTATACATGTTTGTTAGCGTAGAAAAAGCCAAAGAACGATATTCTATCTGTAAGTCTTGCGACGACTTTAATAAAACTTTAAGAATCTGTAATATCTGCAAATGTTTCATGCCTGCTAAGACATGTCTATCCGGAGCACATTGTCCGGTACATAAATGGTCCCAAGAAAAAGACGGAACACCTAGCAAGGATTATAACTTAGATGAGTAATATTATTATAGGTTTTGTTGGATTCATTGGCTGCGGTAAAGATACCGCAGCAGATTATCTAGTAAACTTTCACGGTTTTAGAAGAGACAGTTTTGCAAATACACTGAAAGATGCTATATCAGCAGTGTTTGGTTGGGACAGAACCCTAATGGAGGGCAGGACTGCTGAAAGTCGTCGGTGGAGAGAAGAAGTAGATACTTGGTGGGCTAATAGGCTTAACATACCCCATCTTACTCCAAGATGGGTAATGCAGAATTGGGGAACTGATGTATTGAGGAATAACTTCCACGACGATATTTGGATCGCCAGTCTTGAAAATAAAGTTAGAAAAACTAAAGATAATATTGTAATAAGTGATGTTAGATTTCCCAATGAAATAAAATCAATACACAACTCCGGTGGTATTGTGGTAAGAATACAGCGAGGGCAAGACCCAGAATGGATGGACGCTGCTGCTGCCTATATGAAAGGTCCGGGAACAATAGGATGGGCTATCAGTAAAGATGTTCTAAATGAATTCAATGTGCATGCCAGTGAATATAGTTGGGTAGGGTCCAGCATAGATTATACTGTGACAAATAATGATACTATCGATGACCTTTTTAATCAAATATCATCGTTGATTAAAAATCAGGAGTTAAATCCCCCTGCTTCCACCGATGTCCATACTTGTGAAGCACTCGCTGACAGTTAGCACACACTGTTTTTAGGTTAGTATACTTGCAGTTAGTTAGATCCCCATCGACATGATAGACATTAAACTGTTCTAAATATTTAGAAGTAAAGCCGCATCTGTCACATGCGGTTTTCTTTTTGTAACCGCTGGCTTCCCATAACGGTTTTACCTTGTTATAACCTCTAGCACAATGATCGCACTGAGACCTATAATAAGGCTTTTTGTTCTTATAATAGTTTATTGCAACGGGTCTTTCGCCGCAAGTTTTACAAAGTTTACGCATTTCACGCCCTTTTTCGTGCCCTTTTCAAAGTATTTAACCCTTGTGATTTTTGGTTTATCCGCTAAATAAATCAAAGAAGTCCACTAAGGAGATTTACAATGGCACTAGGATCACCAGGAGTAGAAGTAACAGTTATCGATGAGAGTTTTTATACTCCATCGCAACCTAACACTGTTCCTTTTATCTTTGTAACAACACAACAAGATAAAACAAATCCCAGCGGCGGAACAGCCCAGGGCACAACAGCAGCCAACAATGGCAAAGTTTGGTTAATCACAAGTCAGCGTGATCTAACAGATACATTTGGAACTCCATTCTTTGAGAAAGATTCCACTAACCAGGCTGTCCATGGTAGCGAGCTCAATGAATACGGATTGCAGGCTGCATATAGTGTGTTAGGACTTACAAGTAGAGCTTATATTGCCAGGGCAGATGTTGATCTAGCCAGTTTGGCTCCTTCTACTTCAGCACCTGCAGGCGATCCAGTATCCGGTACATATTGGGTAGATACAGATGCTAGCAAATATGGTGTGTTTGAATATAGCACAACCACTAACAATGGTAGAGGCGGGTTTACAGCTATTACTCCTTTAGTTATTGACTCTGATAATGTAGCATCAGGAGCTGATGGTAGCCTAGTACCATTAACCAGTTTCGGAAGCAAGGGCAACTATGCCATAGTTGTTACACCGGATAACGAAAATACGTTGTATTATAAAGATTCGAGCAACGCCTGGGTTGTAGTTGAAGATGGGTTTGACAGTGGAAAAAGTGTTCAAGTTAGCCCACATACCAGTGTACCTACATGGACTACATCAACAACTGATACCGGTAGTGTATGGGTCAAAACTTCAAGTGCAGGTAATGGAGCAAGTTGGGTAGTAAAATATTACAACGGTTCTACAGGATTATGGAGCACAATGAGCGCTCCGATATATTCTAGCACAAGACAGGCTTTAGAAAAATTAGATTATGCAGGCGGTGGTAAAAATATTCCTGTAGGCAATGTGTTCATTGAATCAAGTTTTGAACATGATGCGAATACGCAGGCTACTTTCAAATTGTGGCGCAGAGCCAGTGCTGGGGTAACAAGTTTCACGGTTACAGATAGTTCTACAACCAGCACAGGTGGAACATTTACAGTGAGGGAAAGTCTTGCAAGCAGTTCAGCATTTGGTAGTGTAACAACTGTTACACTTGGTAGCGGTCTCATAGCCGCAGCTATTCCGGCAGCAATTAGCAGCGCAGGATTGACAAATGTAAGTGGTACATACAATACCACAACAGGCGTATTAACAGTTAGCCATGCACTAGGCGGAGACATTCTTTTAAATGATGTTAGCGGATTATTAGCAAATATAGGTGTTAGCAGTTCTGTCGATAATGTCTACACAGCAGCGTCTGGCGATTCACCATTCGATTTCCTAGTATCAAACTGGGCACCATTAAGTTACGAAGCAGCGGCTAACCCATCCTCTACAGATCCAGCAGATGGCACACTATGGTTTGATAGCAGATTGTCAACTGTAGATTTGCTAGAACATAATGGGTCAACATGGGTGACATTTGGTGGCGATCTAACTGTATCAGCAACAGAACCTTCAGCACCAGCAGACGGTGATGTTTGGATTTCCACAGCAGATGCTGACAGATATGGTAAAGATGTATATGTTTACGATGCATTTGCAGGCGATTGGGTATTACAAGATGTAACAGATCAATCAAGTCCAGATGGATGGGTATTTGAAAATGCTCGTGTTGATGCTAATTCTAGCTTAGATTCAGATGCACCAGATCCTGACTTATATCCAGCAGGCATTAAGTTATGGAACTTAAGAGCAAGTGGAAACACAGTTAAGCAGTGGGCAAACGGCAAATGG